TCTCAACATGTCACTGAACATTGCCGAGAATCTTTTTCTCAAACGTCCAACAAACTTACTAAATTTAACCTCATCTCTGAGAATTTCTGAGGATCTGCCTAGATTAAATCCACCTTCACCCTCAATTCTAGATGTTGGTACATTCAGTGCTTTGTATAGTTTTCTTTGAAAATAATTAATATCGGTAATCTCTCCAAGATTTTGTCCACCTGGTAGAGTTGTAATCTCAGTTCCTCTACCACCTTCACGTCTAGGAAGCCAGAAGTCTTCCATCATAGACATGAACTTCTTATCATCACGAATTTCTCCAGTGTTTGCATCATAAACTTGCTTGTTACGATAACGCATCATCACATCACGCAGATATTGTTCTGCTTTTTGCTTAGGAAGATTGCCAACATCAATGTAGAAAATTCTACGTTCTGGTGCTCTAGATAATCTGTAAATAACAAGTGCATCTTCAATCATACGTAGTTGATTAAGTGCTTTGATTGATTTGTGGAGATATGAAAGAGTTGATCCTTTGTTTCTATCAACTAATCCAGAAGTACAATATGAAACAGAATCTTTTGATAGTTTAATTGCTTTTTTAGGATCATTTCCACCATAACCGGATCCAATTGAATTTACTCCAGATCCAGTTGACGGATTATACATGAAGTATTCTTCTACTTCAGGGAAGTCATAAGATACTCTATCATCTTCTGAAAATTGAATTTGTGCAGATTGAAACCTACTATCTTTTCCTTTATTTTTAAGTTGACGAACATAACGCATTTTCATTGCGTCAATATATCTCAATTCTTTAAGTCCTTCTTCAGGTTTCTTTAAATCAATTACTTTGTGATAATAAAGTCTTCCATCAACATACCAATTTCTATAGAGTTCATGTGCTTTATTGTTAAAGTCTAATAAATCTAAAATATATTTAAATTCTTTTCTAATTTTAGTTTTAATACCATCACTGGCATTTAAATTTGAAAGTTCTATCTGTATAGGTGTATCATTGGTGTCTGATACAATTGCTTCGTTGACAATATCTTCAATTGCGCTATCTACTTCTGGATGTAGGGACATTTCCCTATATCTTTTAATTAAATCATACTCTGTACGATATACTCCTTCGATATCAACATAAGATCCAAAAAACCCACTACTTAAATAATAATTATCCTCATCCCCCTTATTGGGGGGAATAGGAGAAACTGTAGTGGGTGTTGCAGACTCATCATTATTTTCAATGGAAAATCCAAATAATCTAGTAGACATGAGTTTTATGCACTTTCTTCTGTCCTATTTATCAGATGACAACAGTGCCTGCTTGATCACTAGAAGCACCACCGATACTGTTAGATCCAGCAATCCAGTACTGAACTTGGAAAGTTACTGAAAATTCTTCGATAGCGTTTTCATTATCATAAGAAAGTTCAATAGGCGAAACAGCAGTTGGGAAAATACCCTCAAATAAGTAAGTTCTTAATGGCCTAACACCAGTTTCACCACTAGAACCATTACTATCTCCACTATTACTAGTGGAAAATCTGCCTTGATTGTATCCTCTTCCGAGTTGATTTACCCTAGCATTTCCCATATAGGCCTCAGGTTGTGTAGCACCTGATCCATCGGAAAGTTTATTGATGCCATTCATCCATACTTCAAATGCTGTTCTCAATTTAAAGTCTTCATCATTCATGACTGTCACTGTCCACTCATCAAATGTTCTATCACCAGCAACCTTCAGGGTTCTACCCCTGAAAGGAATTTCAATTGGTGAAACATTTGATCCTGGTAATTGAGCAGCTTTGCAAAGAAACTGGAAAGTTTCATTGTCCCAATCTGAAAATTTAAAATCGTCAATATTGATTTCAAATAAATTGGGGCGAGCGCCGCCGCCCTGTAATCTGGACTTGAACTGTGAGATTGTTTTAAGGTTTGCCATTTGTAAAATTCCTCCTTTTTTTTAATAATCTATATTCAAACTCTTCCAGTCACTTCTTGGAAGTCAACACCTGTTCTAGTAGCAACGAATGTAAGAGTTACAAAGTTGATAGACTTGGTTGGTTTCAAGAAAATGTCTGCTCTAAATTCATTATTATCAATCACATTTGGAGTGTTATTAGTTTCATCACAAATTACTCTGAAATCAAACAAACCTCTCTTTGCTTGAACATCGCGAAGGAATGGTTCAACAACATTGAGGAAGTTGGATCTAGTGATTTCATCATTAAATTCAAACAATTGTGCATTGGAAATTCCTTCAAGTGCTTTTTCAACAGTTAGGAAAAGGCGACGAACGTTAATTCTATCAAATGCAGATGCAAAAGATAGTGCAGTCCTATCTCCAAATAAGAGAACTCCAGATCCAGGTTGATTAATTATTGAATTAATTCTTGCCTCATAAAGAGAATCTCTTTGAGTTTTATTTGGATTATATGTGAGTTTAACTGCATTATTCAGAGTTCCTCTTGCTTGTCCAGCCGGAGAATACCAAGGGAATTGTTGAATATCAGTTCTAACCATCAGTCCAGCAACGTCAGCGTTGGTTGGAATATATCTAAATGTATTATTAAATCGATCATAAGTATACTTATAACCACTATCAAATACAGCGTAAGAAGAACTTGTTATTGGTGCAAAGAATTTAATAATGTTATTTGTTTGATCTTCTGCACTTGTTATGTTAATAACATTTGCTCTATTTGGAGAAATACAAGCGACACAATCTTGTCTAGATTCTGCGATAGCAATCAATTTGTTTGCTTTTGCCTGTGACTCACTTTCTACAGATAATCCAGGCCCGTTGATTAAGAAATCAACACTAATTTCATCTTTATTTGAGAATAAATCATATGCAGTACTGAGATCTCCTAGAGTTGCTGATAATCCATCAACAGCACTGTAAAGTTTACCTCCAGCAAAGGAGTAAGTTACATTTCCGACAGCAGAGTATGTAACACTCTGAGTATCTTGTCCCCAAATTCCATTTGCTGTAGTTACAGGAGTAAAGTCTGTGGAGAATCCTGTTGCTCTCGGTTCTGTTTTATAATAAGTGTCAAGTCCAGCAGATGGGTTTCTTCCAGCATAGATGTATTGTGATGAGTTTGCCAGGAAATTCTTATAATAGGATTTTTCTGGAGACTCTACAGATGATACTCCATCAGAAGCCTTAGAGATGAATGTATTCTTCTCTAAAATAGATCCTTTTACTCCACTAATTGTTCCATTGTCATCAACGACGACAACATGCAATGCATCACCTCTACTATTTCTATCCAAACTGTATTGGTTAGTTGTAGGTTTAGAAGCAATTTGCTTCCAATAGATGGTTGAGTTTGTAAGAGAAAGTTGCTGATTATTATACCAATCAGTGACGGTTCCAGCAGTCCCTACAATTCCAGTGGTGATACCAGAGTTGTTAACAAAGTTAATTACATCTCCTGATTCAAAGGAGGAAAGAGGATCGTTTTCTTTATATGATATATTAGTTTCAGTTCCAGCAGAAGATACTCTAGAAACAATCTTAACGTCAAACGAAGATGCTCCATTAGTAGCATCTGTTGTAACACCAGTAACAATTCCTTTTAAGTGTCCTCCAATAGAATTAGTAGTTCCTACTCCAGCAAGAGTTCCACTAATTGTAGTAGTAACACCAAATCCAATTACCATTCCAGCAACTGCTGGATTAGTGGTATTAATACCAATTGTTTGATCTGCTAAATCATCAATAAAACAAACTTTCAGTCCATTACCCCAAGTTCCTGGATTTTTAGCAGCATATGTGTAATTTACACTGTCTCCAGAATGATTTTCAAGATAATTATCATAGTTCTTAATTTTCAAAGAACTATTTGAAGCAGTATTAACGCCAGCATTGGCATTATTAAGAGTTGCTCCGTTAGTTCTTACAATTTTAAGCACTCCCCCATACGAAAGGAATGAAGATGCACTCATCCAATATTCATACTGCGTATCAGTGGAAATTGGTTTTCCAAATACATTGATTAATTCTTGTTCTGTTGTGATATTAACCGCTTCGTCCACAGGGCCAATTTCAAATGGACCTGCGATTGCGCCAACATTAGCTAATACGTTATCAGCTCTCCCAACTGTTAGATCAACCTCCCTAGTAATTACTCCGGGAGATAATTGAGGAGTCGCCATGTTTGTCTCCGTGTTTCTCAGTTTACCTGGAAATATTTATCAAAAAGTATGTTTTCATTGGGGAAACTGTACATGAACATCACCAATCAGGGTATTTCCAATCTATGTGTGGTTTATTTTTTCTACTCTCAATAATTCTTTTTATAGTACATTCTTTACATTCATATGAATATGAAGAAGCAACTGCCCCTCTATTCTTTCTTGTTCTATAATATTCTCCTATGAGATTTTTTATTTCTCCGCATGAACGACATTTCCTATCATTTAATAGTAAGTGTCCTAATCTTATCTGCTTATCAAATTCCATTCATCTAAAATTCCACATATAATCATATCCACCACCTTTATCACCATACTCATCAGTAAACCACCTATCACCATCACCATCCACAAAACTTTCACTTTCTAATCCATCATCTAAAAATCCAAATGGTGCCATATCTTGTTCAATTTGATTTTTTTGTTCTTCATAT